ACGCTCATGCTCAGGACGGTATTCTGGCATTTCTTCAGTCAACTGATAGTTCATATCATCACGAACACGCTCAGCCGCTTCTTCTTTCAGTCTATCTATCGCCCCAATGATTTCAGTCTTGACCGGGCCAGCCGCAGGGAAAGTCTCAATAATCGTCTCACTTTGGAAACGTATAGCAGCTTCTGTAAGGAGAGTCGAGAAGACACCACACGCGCCATTCCAAGGTTCTGTTCGTTCTTCATACTTCATACCCAGAACATCTAAACCCTTGACGTACATCTCGACCCAGTCTTTACGACTGTTAATGTCCGCCTCTACTAATTCGACAATATCTGAGCCAATTGTCTCTAGCTCACTGTCTTCCATATATTCAGCTAAGTTGACATCAAAATCATCTGCCGTTTCTTTATCTGGCATCAGATCTATTTCTACTCCATCTATGCCAATGACGACATCATCTGGATTAGTAATTTCAATTTCAATCCCCGGTCCTTCATCAGATTCAATACCTTGGGGTGCTGTGTAGAGTGATTTGCTAATATCCATTTAAATCCTCAATAGTAAACATGCTTCTTACGGAAGCTACGTAGTTCTTCTCGTTCATCAGTTTCAAGACGCAAAAATCCGCCCTGCCGGAAACGAATCATTCCCTGAACACAAGCGTCAACCAAGTCGTCGTGGCTTGAATTTGGAAATGCCGCCATTTGTTCAATCAACTCATGCGCCCATCTAGTGTCCGGTGCCCACACTTTACCCGATTTGAATAGATCTGACACGCTATTTAAACGGACAAATTTATCATTACCCCTAGTCGGCGTGTATTCCGATACCGCTATACCCATTCTTCTCAACTCAAATATCAAAGGCGCACCAGCAGCTTTAGCTTCAACCACAAAAGCATCTGGCTCCCATTCAATATAGTGAGCATGAGCTTTCTCCTTCAATTCAGGAAATTCCATCCTCTTTTGGAAAGAGTCCAACAAAATAATATTAGGGTTCTCAGGATCCTCGTTAAAGTAAAAAACCCCTAGAGTCACACACGCAGAATAGTCAGACCGCTCGTTCTTAGTAAACGCCGTATCCCAAGACTGGATAATAAATTCACACCTAGGCGGATCCTCCTTCTCCCAGACCTTCCACCATTCCCGTTTAACAATAGCACCCTCTTCTCCAGTAGGGGTCTGCTGATATTGGGCGTTCCATTTAGATAGCGGGAGTTCTTCTCGTAGAGATTCCAGTTCTTTTAATGACCAGAACTCTGGCCATAAGGGAGTACCACTAGGCATGATAGCGGGCAGTTCTATTAACTCCCACTCTTCACCTTTCTCTCTTTGCATAGCGTCTTTTATAACTCGGCCAGTTAAATCTCTATCTCCCCAGCGAGTCATAACAATCACAATAGCCCCGCCCGGCTGTAGACGCTGGCGCGGACCAGAGGTATACCATTCATAAACTTTATCGTAAACGCTAGGATCTCCCTGCGCCAAAGCAGCTTCTTGCTCCGAGTGAGGGTCATCAATAATTAAAAGGTCAGCGCCTTTACCAGTAACTGTACCTCCAACACCGATAGCAAAATACTCCCCACCTTTATTAGTTGCCCAGCGTCCAGCAGCTTTCGAATCCTGCCGTAATGCCACATCGGGGAAAACCAGTGAATACTGTTCCGAGTCCACTAAGTTCCTAACTTTACGTCCAAAGCCAACGGCCAGATCCGCAGTGTTAGAAGTCTGAATAACCTTCTTATGCGGGTTTAGCCCAAGAAACCAACTAGGCAACAGATAAGAAGCAAACTCAGACTTAGTATGGCGGGGAGCCATATTTATGATTAACCGTTTTATTTTTCCGCTGGCAATATCTTCAAACTTCTTGGCCATGAGGGCATGGTGTCTCCCTCCAACAAACCCGGGCCACATCATCTTTGTATAAGCTATAAAAGACTTCTGAGCATTCTCCCGCTCAATAGACTGCTTATAAGTCTCCACGTCGGCCAACAGTTTCTCCTGCTCATTTACAGGCAACGTAGCCAACAGCTTATCCAACAAACTCTCAGTCACTCAATGTTCCTAAAATTTATATAAACAGGCCGGATAGAACGGCCACTGTTCTTCAACTTCTTCAAAGCCCCCACTTTAACTAACCTATCCACAATCTCACTCGTATTACCCAATCCCATCTTCCCCCTCTGCTTAGCTATATCCCGTAAGCTAGGACTAAACCCATACTTCTTCCACCACTCATCCACAATAAGAAATACTTCCTTCTGCGCCGGGGTCATATCAACCTCCAAACACTCTTCATACGACATATCCTTTTTACTTAATTTCATGTTTATTTTCATGGCTATCGACTCCCCGTTTCTCATAGTCAAAAACTACCAAAAACCCAAACCAACTCATTTAAATTAGTTGCTTTTCGCTAAAGGTTCTAAAAAAATATACCCCCCTACCCCTTTTGTACTCAATTTCATAGGGGGGGTCTTTCTGTAGGATCGTCAGACGAACTGTGGTCTAAAGTATTAGAAGGGGGGGTCGTAAAAGATTGGGATACTTTGGGTGGAATAGTATGTATGGTAGAGAGGGACTCCGAATCAGTAGCGGGAGGGTGGGGGATGGGTGGGTCGCCCGCCAACTCTTTTAGCAATGCATCGGCCTCCACTTCCACGGCATCCGTCGCGTTTGCTTTCATCATCTCGCGCAACTGCAACATAACGCGTTTGCGTGCATCCTCGCTACTGGTTATGGTTGTTACTTCTTTCCGTTCGGTGAAGGCCGCTACTTCGGTGACTGTCCCCAAGACTTTCGCCGCGTTAGTGATCTGTCCCGCGTTTGATTCCGGATTAACAATCACACCGACCAGAGAATTAATGACGAGCGCCCTTAAATGCGCAGGGGTTTGGTATTTCTGTGCTTCTAAAGCCACTTCGAATGCCTCTATGGTTTGGGCAATGGATGGGCGCGCTTTTAGTTTGCTTGCCTCTACTGTCTGGGTTTTCTTTTTGCCTTTGGTGTTATAGGCCTTTCGGTAGGCCGCCGCGCCCGTTTCCCCTTTGGCTACTTCTAGGCAGAATGCCTTTTGTTTACTGGTTAACTGCTCGGTTAACTGCTTACCCATAATGTCCACGAACGGCACTTGTTCTAGTCCCTCGCGGATTTGCTTGCGTGATAGTGTGGTTTTCATCATGGGCGCATTATAGGCAGAACACATGGGGAAACACAATAAGATAGGAAAACGCTATCTACTGGGATTACTTCCCTTAGTGATGGTGTCTCTCTCCCTTGTGTGAGAGCATCCCTCAGACTGTTTACCCGCGATTAAGAAAATCTATTGATCCCGCGAACCCGATAAATATATTTAGGTCAACGGACTATTGACAGATGCGTTATAGGTGATAGGATAACACCTAATGCACCACACAGGTAGTGCGTTAACTTAACCCTCTAGGAGTAAACACAATGAGCCGCTTATACAAATTGCAAGAGCATTTAAAGAATCTACTCGCAGAAGAAAAAGATTGTTTTGAAAATTACGACGGCGAAGCACTCGACCGCGTACGCCTTGCTATTGACGCAACCACCGAACAAATTAACCAATTAACCAACCCACAGGAGTAACCACCATGAAAAAATATAAATTAGATGTCGCCAATGATGTAGATGTGGATGGATATGGTGACGATGTTGCCTATATCCTAAATCTTCCCCATGGTTTCCGGTTCTCTAGTGAGATTGTTCATGTGAGAGGTTATGACACCATGAAAGAACTGAGAGCATCCATTAAAACCGATGTTGTCACTTGTGACTGTTCAGACTGCCGCCCGCTTTAGCCAACTTTTAACCAACTAAGGAGTAACGACCATGATTATCGACAACCCAGAAGATATCGAACGATTCCGCCTTTTGACTCTCCGCCAAATGCTGAAACTTGAATTAAAAGTAAAAGGGCTTAAGGCAAGCCGCGTTAGCGCATTGGCAATTCTCAAGAAGGCCGGTTACAAAGGCACGAAGAAAACAGTATTCGAGCAACTAAGCAAAGACCTAGGCAAAGAAACCACAATTTAAACCAATGCCCCCTCGGGGGCTAACCATAAGGAAAACCATGTTAATAACCGACCGACCAGTAACCATGTTCACCAAAGCCGCCGCCGTTTTTCTCGCCGTACAAAATACGGCAGATGATGGTGAATGGATTTACAAAGCCGAACCAATAGAAGGCAATAAAGCAAAC